CGCCGACCCGTTATGGAACCACACCTCTTGATCTGCACCGGAGTCATCGAGATATGGTGTGAATAGACCACCCGTCGAGAACGTCGCGCTGAAGTTTACATATGGGCTGGCTTCGCTGCTGCCCTGCCCGGTGCCAGTTATTACCAAAACTAACTGCTCACCCTCAAAAGAAGACTGATTCTCAGAAGGTGTGAAAACCAAGTTAACGCCACCATCAATACCGACATCAACTAAGTCCACAGTGGCGATTGCCGTGATGGCTATTTCTCCACTGGTAGATCCCGCAGAGTCTGTGAACGCCGTGTCTCTGTCGTCATCAGCAGCGGCACTATCTGACAATAATAGACCTTGAGAAAACTCAACTGTGTCTGTGGCACCAGCCTCTGACACAACCTCTGTAACGTTAGGACCTACTTGCAAGGTGTCTACATCGTCCACTGCCGTAGAGGTCGATGTTAAGTTTGCGCCAATACCGTGTATGGTAGAGTCAGAACCCGTGGAAGTGTCCGACTGTGTTGAAGGTTGCCCTAAGTCTAATGAGTCAGATACTGCGCTTACCCCGACAGGTTGTCGAGAATCGGATGTGTTCTTTGCAGGATCTACATTGTCAGAAGCGTCAGCCGCCGAAGTTACCTCTTCAGTTTTAACGTCCCCGTGGACGGCATCGCATAGGTCGGATACTTCGGAGGTAGAAGTTCTGGTTAATTCTTCTTCAACTACAGGGACATGTACGGGATCGTCGCTTGGGTCTGAAGCGTCGGCTGTATCCGTAATGGAGATTAACTTAGCAGCCGAGGCCGTAACTGTATCTGAGGAACTAGAAGAGTCGGTGAGAGGGAGACCCACACCAGAAACCATTGTATCGGAAGTAGTGGCCGTGTCAGTTGTATCGGAGGGTTCAGCATCCCTGATAGCCAATACTGTGTCAGAGACAGCAGAAGTGCTTGTCTCCCCTTTACCCAGCGAAAGGGTAGTCTGGTCTACTGCTGCCACCCCTGGTTCAGAAACTTCCCTCGTGTTATCTGATACCGCAAGTGCAGCAGGGAATATGACCGACTGAGTTGTCATGCCGTACGGGGCACTCGACAGATCGAATGCGTATACATGAGTATCCGACCATGGACCCCAAGATCCTGTGCCCGTAGGATCGTCTAGTTCGGACCAGTCATTATAACTCCTGAAATACGTAAGGCGACCATGCTGCTGGGTTACCCCGTGATAGCCACCCTCGAATCCCGTCCCCGTCCCTCCAGTTACCAGAGTCCATATAGACGGAATGGTAATGTCCGGCTTCTGAAACTGAAACCCACTACCTGAAGAAGGTACCGCAGTGTCAGTAATGTCTTGGTCAGCCCAACGCCATGCACCATGGTGAATCAGTAGGAACTCGTCGGTTACGTTTGCTTCGTTGTATCCACCAGCAGCACCAGCAGTAGTGTCGTCAGGTGAGTGGAAGTGAAACTCGTCAATGCCGGAGGTCTGCGAGGCTGCTGTAAACAGTGCCCATGAAGACTGGGCCATGTTCTTTATTAGTGTGATTGAGTCAGAGTCGCTTGCTGCACCACGAACTATCAGCAGCCTGTGGTGGTACAGGATCTCCACGTGGCCGACTGTCACTGAGAACTTATTGCCGGACGTTGCAATGTCTGCCTCTACGAGAGGCCTGCCGAACACCCCGGACGCTAGGCAGTCTTGCGGTGAACTGGTGCCAGTAGACGAACTACCACCAACCACATATCCAAGTGAGTGCCACCCGCCATTAGCAAACGTGGGGTTTGTACCAGTTGCAACACTGTCCACTGTGCATGCCGCAGGGTGTGACTTATAGACACCGCTTGCGACTGGTGCCGTTGGGTTTGTGGTGCCAGTAGACGGCTGCTGGTTCTCATACGACGAGCAGATTAGAACCCAGTCACCGACCTGCAAGTCCACATTCTCAGAGAGTGTGATGGTATCGCCCACACCCTGTCCGGTTGCAGTAAATACTCCGTCTGGTTCAATAACACTTATAGCCATGGCTTACTCTGGACTGAACGAGAACACTGCAGTTTTAGGTTTGTACCTAACGTCGTCAGCCACTATAGACTCTTCTATGCTTGAGCCTATACCAACAACAACGCTGTCAGACACTGCTGACGTATCTTCAAAAACTTCATAGGTGAACTCTATGGTTAGTATTCCTGGAACTTGGCATTCAGTCAGGTAGAAGTCTATCGTTTCGGCAGTTTTAACTGAGATACCCGTGCCTGTAACGGAAGGGTAGGTACTAGCAAGGACAAGGTCGCTGGAGAGTGCATGGCTCTCGACGATTGGGCTTGCGCTTGCATGGGGGTGTGCGGCTACGCCGTCTGTGTCTGTGAGGTTGCCAGCGATCCCCCACTTATGGCCCAAGTATCCCTCCACCAACTGCCTGGAGTCCTCGTTAAGTACAGAGTTAAACACCAAGATTTCACTGATGCCCCCGTCCAAGAATATGGACTTTGCGGAGTTGGTCATCGCCCCAATCTGGTCCCACTCAAATGTTCCTGTTGGGCCAGCGGAGCCTTCGTAGTTAGCATCGCCGTCTACATATTCAGATACACGAGCGGTGGTGTCGTTCCACTGTATGCAACGTATTTCGTCGTCGGAAGGCAGGGCAGAGGTGTACTGCTTCAGGTTTCCGTCAGTGTCCCTGATTTGCATGCGAGAATCTCTACCGTATAGGGACACGTTGGCATCAGAAGAGTCATCCTCGCCTAGCAGAGGGGCGGGGTTGGTGGTAGACAGGTCTCCAATGACAATGAAGGCTGTCCAGTCCCCGGCAAAAGTCGTGGTTCCACTGTACTTATCAAGCCTATCGTCGGTGCCATCGAATAGCACTGTCTCATGGCTGTCGTGTGGGCCGAGGGCTGTCTTGTATAGCGGACGCTCTCCCGCAGTGGTCTGCCTGAATATGGCCATGTCTTTTCTGTAAGAATACCAGATATCGACTGCGTCACCGTCAGATGCACCGGCAGGGGTGCCGAGGTCGTTGGCGCGGAAGTGCCACACCAGTTCCGACTTCTCGTCAAACGGTAGACTGTCAAAAAGACTTGCGGTTGTGTTGGCAACACTGAAGTTGAATGTACCTGTGCCGGAAGACAGTTTTGCACGGACACCAGTGATTATGGCATTAGGGAAGCCCCACTCAAATCCGCCCAATGAAAGCGAATGAAGCAAGTCAGGTTTGCATATAGCAACAGTTCGTTCGAATGTTGGCACTTAGGCCACCTATTCTAAGTGGGGGAGTGGTAGCCCGCCTTGACCACCCCCCCGTACAGAAGTAGATTGCCTCTATGCTGTCAAACTTAACTTCAAGGTGTAAGTTACCGCAAGTGTGTCATTGTTTGTCAAAGTAATGATTGACATTGTCGCAGCATCGGTACCAGACCCAACCTGAACACCAGCAATACCTTGCATTGCCAAGCCATTAGCGGAACCAACTGGGTCTACTAACAGGATCGCCTCGACAAGGATGGGGGAAGAAGCCACGACCGCTTTTACTGTGACCGTGTTCGACGTGATCGTCCAATCACCACCAGTTGCGTCTGTGATAGCCTTCGCGGCAAACAAGCCGTTCGGGTCACTATTAGCACTGGCTGTCCCATCGAAGTATATCAGGTCGTTAGCCTCGTCTTCGATGTTTGTGGCAGTATCACCGTCTGCGAAGGTGAGTCGTGTAGTGGCGGAACCACCAACAGGCGCGGCACTACCATACTGTGCTGCTGATGTGCCTACGACGATATTCGTACCCCTGGATAAGTTAACGGTCGAGTCGCCATCATTGGTGCTACTGAGTCTCAAGCCAACAATGACAGTGTTTAGGCCAGTCGCAGAAGTCGAACCACTCGCTGCTTCTGTATCCACACCATTAGACAGGTCATTATCACCCACGCCTGTGTGACCAACCACACCAGAGAAGGCTCGTAATACAAACCTCTCAAGTATGACGTTCTTAATCGTTTGTTCAGTTACCTTACCAGTAGCGGCAGACGTGTGGACTAGATTGAACTCGCCAACTGCGCCAAAGCCACCTTCCATGCCACGAGGACGTGCAACTTCAAAGTCACAAGAGTCACTACCCCCGCTTGAGTTACCGTTGACAGACATTTAATCTTCTCTCACTTTCAATTGACCAGAGGCAAAGAGTACTTCTTCGCCCTGGGTGATTAACCTTGATTCATCAAAAGCCTTCCAATATAGAAGGTTCGCGTCGGATGCCGTGGAATCCCAAACGCCCACACCTAGCACCGTAACCTGATCGTCTGTCCCTGACGTTCCCGGAGAAACCGCAGGGTCATCATACGTCCAAGTGATTGTCCCCACATTATCAATGTAACGCTTGTCACCGTCAGACTTGAATCCAGACCAATAGGGTGAAACTCTACCATCCTGGGAAACTTCAACCCTGCTCATTACCCATTCAGTTCCGAGGCTACCGCCAGAGACCGCATTGTTATCCCCTGTAGGTAGCGTGATGAATAGGTTTATATAAGTAGCGGGGGCACCAATAACGGAAGAACCTTTCAGCAGTGATAGAACTCTATCAGATTGCCACATGGTTTTACCGCTCACGGTGCCCCCTAATCAACTAGCCTAGGCTGTGTTGATTGCGTCAGCGACTATTCCGCCAGCACAACAAGGAATGACTACGACCTTTTTCGGGTCCATGCGAACGGCACCGACACTGAAGTCGTGGTAGCACTGGAGTGCGTAACCACGCTCAGGAATCTCGTCGAAGCGCACAGTCATTTCGTCGCCCTGACCAAGAACAACAGCGTCCTCAGTGTAAACGTAAGCGTAACGACCACCCAGGTTGGGAGCAGCCTCAGTGCCAGCGGTGTCGAAGATTCCGTCACCCTCAATCGAGTGGATGACTTCTTCTTTGACAATCTGGTTACAGACCCGGAACTCAATGCCCAGGAATGAGGTTGGTTGACCGTATACCAATGGCTGGAGTGCGTTGTAGTCAGCACTCGTGTATTGCAACGTAGCCATCAGTTCGCCGACTTGCTCCGGGTGGAGCGCACAGTAAATACGCTGTCCCTGCCAAGCACCATTACTCTGGAGGACTTCCAGCGCAACCAGCAGTTTCTTGACGTGCATGCCAAGGTTTGCACCACCAGCCTCGAATGTCTTATCCAGAGCCGTAACCGAAGCGTTGACGATCTGTTGACAGCCGCCTTCACTGGTCGTACTTCCGTAGATCGCCCCCCAGCCCCCGCCAATGGTATCGGCAATCGCATTACCGCTTGCGGTAGTAATGTCAGTACAATTGGTCGCGGGCGTGCCTCCGTTATATCCAGCACCGTCAGCGACAGCGAGGGTGTCCCCGTAAGCCCTTCCAGTATCCTTTCGGAAACCTTGGAGGGTAGCCCTGCGAACTCTCGCATCAGCACTATCGAGCACAGTGCCGTCAAGTGTAACGTCACCGATCAAAGCAGCCAGGATTACGTCGTCCTTTTTGCGGTTAAACGCAGCAGCGACGTTCATTATATACGTGCCGTCTGGTTGGATTGCACGCATAAGCGCACGCTCGTCACGAGGATCGAAAAGTTCTGCGAACTCATGAAACTCTGGAGTCAACTGTCTGCGCTCGTTGCCAGTCTCGGAGTATTTCTTGTCCGTAGAGGCATCACCGAACAACTGACCACGCTCACGTGTGGTGAGTGAGACAGAAGTGTAAGAGTCAAGCATGAGCGGATCGCCACGCAAGACTTCATGTTGCGAACAAGTGTCCGACAACACAGAGTCCAACGTCTGCGCTTTCAGTCGGATCATGTCCGCATAAGCGGTCTTGAAAAGTTTGACGTAGTTAGCATCGACAGATGACGTACTAGTGTCACCCGGCCAACTAGTGCCAAATACTGGATATGCCATTAAGACATCCCTTCGGAGTTAAAGTTATCGCACTTTAATCGGAAGGTTATCCAGACTCCTGGGCCACCCTTGGTAACTACGCTTACCCCGCTCGGCAGTCTTTCCCGCTGTCAGTCCGGCCCGAAGGTTATCGAACACTTTGGATTATCTACTCTGGTTGACCTATGTCAATACCAGCAAATGGATTTTCTTGCAGGCGGGTATCAGAGACACCGTTGTACCCTCGCTGTAATAGCGAACTGAACTTCCGGTAGTACTCAGACTTGAGTTTCTCATGATCGGGGTTTCTTCGGTCGGTAAAGGCTGGCGACTTCATTATCTCCCGGCAGCGTATCGCTAGTTCCATGTCGTCGTTAGATTCTACTGGTGCTCCTGACATTTCGTCTGGTGTGCTCCCGTCCATCATCAGTTCTCCGATTACATTAAAAAGTTCGTGAGCGCTTTCGTCACGAAGGTCTACGCCCCCTAGGGCATCCTTCAACACTTCACTATGCCCAGAAAGAGCCTCAATCGCCCCTTTGGCTACCTCTAAAGACTGCTCATAACCAGAACCGTAGCGCTCCTTTGTTCTTTGCAGAGCGTCCTCCAGTGTGCCGGATGCCACCTGTACAGCCTGTTGTTGGGCGGCAGCGAGCGCGTTCCACTGGTCCTGAGTCAAGTGAGCGTGGTGTGCGACACCCCGTGCGTCTTCCGCCCAGTCCTCCAGTCCCTCTGGAACACTATACCCGTCAGGTGATTCGGGTGCCCCTAGTTTCTGGAAGAACTCTACACGTTCTTCACGACTGGCCTCCGGGGTAGGAAGGCGGGATGCGCCCCCCATATTCCTCTGTAGTTCCTGGTAACTTTTCGCCAGTCCCGCTACATCTGTGAACTTTTCCAGGATCTTATCCCTGCCGTCAAAATCCTCAGGTAGTTGTTCCTCAAGACTCATTTGCCTTCTTCTCCTTTGCAGCCTTAATCATGGCCGTTATCTTCCAGTATGCCACACGCATACCCTGTCTCTTTACCATACCAGTGACATCTATGGGTATATGCTTACGCTCCCCAAGCACGTCGAAAGCCTTATTCATGGCCTCCTCTGGTTCCAGTGTGTCCCTCACCCCAAACATGGCCTCCATGTGACTGAGCACACGTTTGCCACTGGGGTTGTCAAATACCGCTAGGTAACTATCACCTAAATCACTCAACGAACTCTGGCCTCCTTGCTTGTGGCGCGGCTCCCTGCTCGATTTGTTGTGCTTGCTGTTGCTCGTCTAGCGCACGTTGCTGCGATTCCTTCTGTGCACGAGCCTGTCGTATCTGGTCTATTTCCTCTTGCGTACGGAAGATCGAGGTCGGTACATCGCTCATTTGACTGTCAAATATCCTGAGCCTGTCTGGGTCGATGTCTTCCATGTACGCTGGGTCTTGTGTCGCCTGGAATAGGGATATTCTGCGCTCCAGGAACGCCATGACACGACCCGCCGATTCCTGCTTCTGAGCAGAGAAGAAGGGGGAGGAGAACTTAACAATCGCCTGGATCTCACCGCCCATAGCGTCCGCCGCCTCCTGTGCCTCCGGCAAGTCCTTGTTCCTAGCCATAATACCAATGACCGATTGAATCATGGGGCCGAGGAACTCACTGTTGATTATGTCGGCTGCTGCGGCAAGCCTCTGTAGGCTGCGCGCTTGTCTCTGGCGACTCTCCTCTGCGGACCGTGGCTGGCTGGCAGGTTCAGCGAGCACGTCACTAAGGAACGCCCTGCGTAGTCTGCACCGCTCCTCAAGTAGTTAGGGGTAAGTTTGACAGGTGGCCTCGTTACAAGGATACCACCCGCTGCAATATCCATATCAATCATACTGTCGTCTTCAACCATGAGCGGTGGGTTAAGATCCTTACCTGCGGCCATTAGGATCTGACGCCTAAGTTCACTTAGCCCCTTAGCGTCAGCGCGTGCTAAATGCCCACGCCCACGACCATACTCCTCGCCGTCAACACGGTGGAGTCTACTTACTACGTACGGGGCAACGTCATATCCGTCTTCTTTGACTATCATGCCACCACCGGACTTGGTGATATAGACGCTTCTGTAGTTCTTGTTCGTTGGTGAGGGTAGCCCACCAAACAACTTGTTCTCGTTCTCGTAGCAAAACTGGTAGTACTTCACCAGACTCATGGGCTTCCTGGAGGCTAGTAACTTAACAGCATCTGGTCCTGGATCGCTGAAGTATCTGGCAGCGTCAATCGCTGGCATTTCATACTCACGAACAATCATGATGATCCGGCCACCCTTGCCCTGCGTCCACCACATTCNNNTGGGTACAGACTCGAACACCAACCCGCCACGATGATTTGGATTAAGCCTGTCCTCTTCAACTAGGACGGTGCTATTACCCAGAACAATAAGATCGCGCAACGCACTGGTTACCTCGTTGTAGAAGTTACTCTCCGCCAAACGAGCCAATACCCTCTGCGCTGTAATATCCAACGCGATCTTCACAGCGTCCTCTGCCGCATACTCAAATGGCGGGGTGAGCCTCAGCCAGTCTTGTGATGGCGGTAGCAGGGAACCCTTCATGAAGTTGACCAGTTGGTCTGCTGCTATCATTGCCGTCGAGTCGAACACGGGCTTCACGCGACGAGATCCACCGCTCGTCTTCGTGGTTATATCCCCACGGAATGGCATCATATAGTTCGATATGTCTTGCCAAGCACCCTCATGTCCAGACCTTCGAGACTCCATGGTCTTGAGCCGCGCTAATAGTTCTTCTACTTCTGTCACAGTTTAACCCCCAAAGAAATCGTGTTCCGGTAGCCTCAAGCGGCGCTTTACCATGCCCATGCCGGACGGCTTTGAAAAATGAACCATCATTAGCGCCTTGTGCATTGCATCAATACAATGGTCTTCCTGGCGAGGGACTATCTTACCCGCTTTGTGGCGATAACGGCGCATTTCCTTCATTATTTCATGTGTGCCGAGACCCATGAACAATAACTGCCCTTGGTTCATCATATCAAGCGCTTTCTCCACCACACTCATGATAGCCCTAGTCTTAGTGCCCGTCATTGGGTCTATCATGTGAGCAGCCTCCGGTAGGACGTTTACCCCTAGCGCCCGCAACTGAGACACAACTGTACCGGAAGAAGTCTGTCGCATTGCGTCGTGGGGCCACGCTACTGGAATCTCGTTACCACCCATGCCTAGTAGCCTGCTGGCGAAATCAGCGACCGAGATATCTTCCGCTTTGAAGTCTTGAACAACATATGTGATTCCAGACTGCGGGTCCACACTCAACTTGACTGCCGCCCACTTACCGACCGTGTGCGCTAGGTCTATACCTATGATCTGCTTGTGATACTTCTTCGTCTGGAAATCCTCACAGGTAATCAAGGCGTGGGGCACATTGTATATTAAACCCTGACTTGCCACCGGACGACCGTACAGACGAGCCTCCGCAAATGGATTGTTCTCGTACTTCTTTATCAAGTGCTCACGCTGCTTCACATCCATGTGCGTAGCCTTGTTTATGTCATAGTTGATTAGTTGCCGTATTTCACCGTCAGAACCCTCAAACATTAGATATAACTCAGTCTCACCACGTAGTGGGGTCATGGCGATGTCAACGTACCCACCGGTAGCATTCGTTCGAGCGGAGAGTTCCTCGTACACCATCATTTCCGGTTCTTCGTCGATAGCCACTAGATCGAGAGAGTACCCTTGAAGTCTCCTCCAACCAGTTGAGTACGAGAACACGTACGCCTTGCTGTACCCGTCACACTCGCCACTCTCGTCGTAATGCTTCACACGGAAGTAATCAATCTGGTTGGCGACACCACCTGTCATCTTGGTAATGTCCTCTGTAGGATCAAAGGAGCCTCCGGGTAAATAGCCAGCACCACGATCCTCCGGCGGCCCTAGTAGCCTGTTGACCAGTAGGTCTCGTGTGGACTGTGCAGTCTCACCACCAAGAGCAGCAGATATGGGCTTGGTGAATCGAACACCCTTGTACCACGATGGGTATATCCCAGTCATGTGATACGTGAACTTCATCATTAGCGCAGTAGACTTGCCCGCTTGGTTCGCACCAGTAAGCATGGTCTCCTTACTGTGTGCGTTTATATAGTCGCGCTGCCTATCATTAGCGGAGATACACCCGAGGAGATCCTTCTCCTTACGCTTGACCAGTTCCTTCTCGATCTCGATCAGGTGGATGATGTCTTCTTTATTTTTCATGTGCCTCTAGTCGTGAGGCACGCATTTCTTTTAGCATGCCCAGTAGTTCGCCCTCTGTCTTTTGGGATAGTTCTACAATAGTCTCCCTAGGTTCGCTTTCCCTTGGTAGCATCGTCGGCAGGATCGCACGCCCAAAGAACATGAGGACTTTGTCCCCTTGCTCTGTACCCGGCTCTGCAAGGGCTGCCATGGCTGCAAGTTTGTTCCATAAGCCCGCTTCGTTTAGCATGGTTAGGAAGTTCTGCTTAACCTCCGAGGGTGTCTGCCAAACTGTGCTGGGGCAGGGGAGCGTGGGGTCGTCAGCCACTTTCCTCGATTCCCTCCAGATCTCCTGGAAGTCGTCATCCGTCTTACTGGCCGCCAACGCCAACTCATAGGGGATGCCCACTTTCAGACACGCCTCTTTGAATGTCAAACCGCCCTCAACCGATTCTTTCATCTTGTTCTTTATGTTCATACGAATCATCATGTCATCAAAGGCACCCTGTCTGCCGGGATCTACCTTTGGCGATGGGGTCTCACTCAAGTGTTAGCCTTACTGGTATCGGGGGACTCTTGTTAGAATGTGATCGCTGTGGTGAACACTACGAGTTCTCCCCAACGTGCATCCGTGGTGAGCGAGTAAATCATTTTATTTGCCCCCTGTGTTACTATGACCTAAAGGGGATTATTGACGATTTCGTCGGTAAAGGCCAGGAAGAAAAGGAGCCAAGGATCTGCGGTCATAAGTACACGTATATACGTATCTTATGACTTATTTCCCAAAACCGGTTGCTTTCTTTATGGATCCTAGTATGCTCGAAGATTGGGACGGGCGAGACCAACCTCCCGAGTCGGCACCTCGGCTCGTACTCCAACTTTCGGTCTCCCCGTCCCTCCAACTTGCAACCTTCTGAGAGGAGAACTGCGTGCAGTTCAACAACATCTTTTTGTCTGGGAACCTGACTGCGGACCCAGAACTATCCGAAACAAAAAGCGGCAAGAGTGTCGCCAACTTTCGGATTGCCAATAATCAGGGCAAGGGTGACGACAGGATCACCAACTTCATGAATGTGTCGGCGTGGGGGAACGCCGGGGAAGCCGTCGAACGGTTCTGTGCCAAGGGCGACCTCGTCCTTGTATCCGGTAGGATACGAACGGACTCTTACGAGGGGGCCGATGGGGTGAAACGATTCAAGTGCTGGATCGACTCCAACAACGTCCAGTTCGTCAAACTCAAAAGTTTCGACAGTGGGGAAACGGCAGAAGTAGCCCCGGTGGCGGAGAACGTCGAGACCTCACCCTTCTAACTTTTGTACATGATTACGGAGTGCGGCGGAGCCAGTCCTCCCGGGGGGGAGGCCTCCCTTGCGGCAGCGGTGTCCGCGGGGTGGTTCTGCCGCCTCTGCTTTTAATAGTTTGGCGATAAACCATGAAGATCTCACAAGAACTACTCCACGACCTTAGTGGTGTAGGTCCAGTAAAACCAGAACATATAATGGAGTACCTCCCGTCCTTGAAAGTTCTACGGGGAGTTGTACCACCAATAATATCAACGGAAGACCTTGGGAATATACTCAAAAAGCACGGGTACTTAAATCAGGACGCATTTCCGGAAATACGTATACGGTTCATGCTGTACATAAACCACTATATACGTATCAGGACGGACCCCGAGTTCCTTTCCACAGAAGCAGCCTTAGCGCACAAGACCACCGGTACTAATCCAGGTGGTGACCGTGTGGCTCAGATTAGAGATATGACCTACGCAGCAGAGTCGCTGAAGAAGCATCCTGCAACAACTACGACAGCGGATTTCCTTGAGTGGCACGACAGAGTCAATGGCTCCTTCTACACCCTCGCGCATGACGGGCGACCGATTGTCACTTGGTGTAGGAAGAGGAATCGCTGGTATATCACCCACGAAAAAACTCCCCAACTTTTCTATACCAAATCACTTGCGTTGGGGTATGCTCGGGAACGCTTTCTTTCTGAATATCAAACTATTTTAGGTGAGGAATACCATGGGAACACCGTACGTGTATAAGGGGGATTCCGTCCTCTATGAAGTAACACCACGTGTGTGGGCTGACAAAGATTCTGTGTTAATCCAGTTGTTTAGGGCGCACACGTCCGAGGCGTTCGGTGAACTGCAAATACCGAAACCTCACGTCAAGACGCTTATAGATTTACTGGTGGCACACTTAAATAAGGGAGATGGTGATGAGTGAAGAACAACTAGTAAAGAACCAGTCGTTGATACACGATCTGTTTTACGGAGCCGACATAATAAACATACGGGCGTTCGGTGCACCGTCCGGTAACTTTAGCACCAACCTCAAGTGTTGCGACGACCACGCAGTGCAGAGTGAAGTTGATCGCGCGATTAACAGCGGTGCTAACGCCGGGTTCGGTGTGGCAGTGCGCAGCGATATGGACGGAGGTGGTGGTGCGAGTAACCTGCTGTTCTCGCGTGCGCTCTGGGTGGACATTGACGATCCGGGGATCAGCCACGAGGTAGTTGACCAGAGGGCGGCAGCCTCTGGATACCCCACACCAAACTACATCGTGGTTACAGGTGGTGGAGTTCACCTGTACTGGATACTCGAAGAGGAAGCCCCGCTGGACACTCCCGCCATGAGGAAGGACTTCGCCAACCGACTGCGCTTGCTGGCGGAAGCCTTTGAAGGAGACACGCAATGTTCAGAACCCGCGCGTATCATGCGCATGCCCGGTACACCGAACATGAAACCGGAGTACGACGAGGACAATCGTCCGGAGTGCCATATCTCCAGGAGTCTCGAAGGGAAGGTCGAACTCAGTCGCTTCCCCAAGAATAGTCCGGCGAGGGTGATCGAGGGTGGGCGGAACAATGCCATGTTCCAAGAGGCCGTTAGGCAGAGAGACCTCGGCGTGGAAGAGGAAGCGGCGTACGCCTCAGTATGGGCGCTAAACGGAAGCGATAGAACGAGAGATCGCCATTGCCTTCGTCCGGGAGCGCGGGAAAGATCTGCGTTATGAACCCGGTCTTGGTTGGATGCACTTCAACAGTAAATACTGGGAACGGGACGAATCACGGGCGCTGAATATGATCGGTGAATACCTGAACGATCTGCGCTTGGCGACACTAGGTTCACCCACGATGGAAGGGCTGTCGCGGATGTGCGCTAGAAGCCTGACGTATAGGAAGATCAAAGACATGCTGTCCCTTGCGGCAACCGTCCCCGACTGCTGGATCGCTTCTGACGACTTCGACAGGGACGGCGAGAAGGTGAACTTCGAGAACTGTACGGTGGCATTCAAAGAGGACGGAACCTACAAAACAAACGAACACCAGCGTGAGGACTACCTAACCAGCGCACTACCGTGCGACTTCGCGGCGCTCACCTCCGAATCTGTACCAACTATGTTCCTTGAGTTCCTCCACCAGATATTTGAGGACGACGAAGAACTCATACTGCACCTGCAAAAGAGACTGGGGTCGTGTCTCCTCGGTGGGGTGGGCGATAATAAAGCGTTGATAATGTATGGGGACGGGGCAAACGGGAAGACGGTGCTCGCTGGTATTCTCCAAGAATGCCTCGGGGAGTACTGCTATCCCGTTCCCGCCTCTACTTTGACCAGTGGTGACAGCGGAGAGACGAAGGTCGCCAGCCTCCAGGGTAAGCGACTTGGGCTTGTTCATGAGTTCGGTAGCAGCACGCAACTGAACGACGAACGGTTCAAGATGCTAACTGGGGGGGAGGCTCTGATAAGTGGTAGACATCTCTATGGTCGGCACTTCTCTTTCCGCCCTGTCACGTCCTTTGTAATCATGTCCAACTATCTACCCAGTGTGAATGATATGACGCACGGTCTGTGGAGACGCATGGCCCTCATTCACTTCCCCGTGGTTATCCCTGAGCACGAACAGGACAGGGGACTCATGCGTAGGATAGTTGACGAAGAGGGTGCTGACATTGTCGGGTGGCTGGTTGAGGGGACTTCACTATACTTGAGTGAGGGACTCGAAGAACCTGAAAGTTGCCGGGTGGCATTGCAGGAGTACAAAGAGGGGGAAGACGCTCTCTCTACATTCCTCATCGAGAAGTACGAACCGTTCACAGACGGGAGAATACCGCTCAACGAAGTGTTCCTCGACTTTAACAAGTGGCTGAAGAACCAGGGTATGGGTGGTTCCTACAGCAAGGTGAACTTCGGGAGACTGTGCCATGGGCGTATGGTCGGACAGGGCGAAAAGCGAATACGTGTGGAGAAGAAGAAGATCGGGGGGACCGTGTACCTCTCGAACATAGCCCCACACGAGTTGAAATGGCAAGACTGATACATACTAGATACGAAGAGATCGGGGGATCCTGACACAAAAAAGAGAGAGAAAACCACAAAAACGCCTTATATTATTCTCGATCCGGGAGTATTACGTATAGAGGAGGGCAAATGGGAAAAAATGACGCATCAGTGCAAAAACGAAGCCACAGGAGCGATCCTAACGGACTTTCTCGGAGTGACGTGACCCTGAACACCCTGGTTTTATGGCAGTGGGTTGACTCTGACCTTCATCGGATGGTGGCGCAACTCCTTTACTTCGACGAGGGTTCCAGTGGGTATGGAGGTTACGGTGCCAACAGTGTCGTCCTCGGGGGAGTAACACGAAGCAATGACGAGGTAGTCCTTGTTCCTACGGATGAGCCAGCCGATTGACACAAACAACTGTGGCTTGGTGCACTCAGCCTCACGGTACTTCTGCCATTCGTCCTTGCTGATAATGTCTTTCCACTTGACAAGCACCATGGTCTTGGTTTTAATAGTCATGTACATCTCCTTCTTGAGGGTGTCTCCACCGAACTTCTCCCCGTCGTCCTGGTAGAGGCACCCTCTTTTATTGCCGCAACACATGGGGTACCGTCCCAGTGCGCCGTAGAGGAGGTACACCACATGGGATCAAATGTGGATCTAATGAAACACATGGACAGCGCGGACATACAAATACCACCAGACCCCCCCGACTGCGTCATCATAGTGGACACCCGGGAACAGAAGCCATACACGTTCACTAGACCGACTATTAAACATGCGCTGCACACAGGTGATTATAGCGTACGCAACTACGAAGAGGACATGACAGTAGAACGAAAGTCCCTGCCGGACCTAATCAAGTGCGTGGGTGCGGATCGCCAACGCTTCATGGAACAAATGAACCGGCTGAAACACTTCAAGCACCGGCTACTCATGATTGAGTGCGCATGGGCGGAAATCGACTGCG